AGGTTGTTCGATTATTCCTCCAAAGAGCTCTTCACAAAGATAGAAGCATTGGTCAAGAACCACAACACTGTAGCCGGTCGCCTGATCTTCAAAGGGACCGATTTATACAACATGTTGTCTGGGCCGATGTTTATGGAGCTCATGCGGAGGTTTCTTCTCACCGAGAACAACCTTGATACGGTCAAATTCAAGGTGGCTTACAAGCAACAAACTCCCGAGATTGTTTCTCATTTGAGCAGCATTCGTGCTGCTTCTTTCATCGAGGCTGACTTTTCCGCTAATGATAAAAGTCAGGTCCGCGATGTCCAAAATCTCGAGATTGAGTTTATGCGCCGCCTTGGTTGCCCCGCTTGGTTCCTTCGCCTTCACCGCCGGAGTAACAAGTTCGCCGTGTATTCCACCAAGTACGGACTTATGTCGCATATTTCGTACCAGCTCCCCTCAGGTTGTACTGATGGGACTTTTCGGAACACATTTTGGAACTTGTGTATCTTCAATGGTTGGTGTGAGGCGAGGGGTCTAACCTCAACTCGTGCCTGTTTCTTGGGTGACGACATGCTCGCCGCCCTTCCTCGTAGGCCTCGTTGTGCTGCTCGGACTTATACCACGTATGCCGCTCGCGCATGCATGGAAGCTAAAGTCACTTCATTCCGTTCGCTCCGACAAGGTCATTTCTTGTCGAAGCACTTCTACCCTGTACCAGGTGCAGAAGAGGGTCACGTGATGCTTCCTTTTCTCGGTAAAGTTCTTGCCAAGTTCAATTCCCGGCCGAATGCCAATGATGCCGTCTCTGACGACCTCTATATGGCCGGGAAGGCTTTGTCACACGCCTACGAGTTCCGATACTGTCATTTGCTTGCCAATTGTTTCATCGAACGTGCTAACGTCCATCTGGCCGCTACTGATGGCGCCTACTCTCTGGAAGGCGTCTCTTATCATGTTCGTATGTTGTCTCAATATCGTCACGGGATCACTGATCTTTTGACTTCATTGTCGTGGCCCGACTTGGTCGGACGCGATGATCTTGACGACTTTTGGCAACGCAACTGGGATTTGACCTTTGGCGAGGTTTTCCCCAGTTTCAGGCACATTGTCACCATGGACTATTCTGCTGGTCTTCTCGGTGGACTCTCCGAGTTCATCGGGGACATGTAACCGTGTCCCGCTCTTGTCTCCTTCGGGTTCACTTCTGAGTGGACGCCAATGCGCACTCAGTCGTGTACGGCTTGGTCATGGCCCGACTT